CTTTCTAAAGCAATTACAAGTAGCTTTTCTTCTTTAACAAGAAATGGTCTGTACTGAATTGTTTGTCCAGTTGAGGGCAATTCAAGTTCATAAGTTGGTGTAGAAATCTTCGGTAAAGGCATAATATCCTATAGAACTTCAGGTGTGATTATTTAGCGTGCATGGACAGAAGAGAAAGTGTCCACTCAACTCCAAACAACTCACAAACACGTACTATAATAACTACAGTTCAAACAAATCGATGAAAGGACTTCTCAACTTCTATCTTGCATCTGCACTCTCTGTAACGACCGCAGCAACTGGCGCTTGCTTTGTCTGGTATGTTCAGGAGTATGATGCGGCGTATAAGTACCACAAAGTTGCTCCAGAAGTTTCTCAAATCCACCGCAACAACTCTCTGTGGTTGGGTTTGTGGGGAGGAATTTACGGTCTCACTGGTGTAGTAAGTGCTATTGGTTTGTCTAAGGGTCTTAAAAAAGATCAATGAAAACTCTCATCATCTCATTATTATTAATTCCATTTTTAGTCATTGGCGGAAGCACTGTTCTATTTGCAGTTCTTCAAAACGCAAAGGTAGAACTTCCAACTCCAAACTGAGGGTCTTAATGACCCTCTTTTTTTATGTCTTATTGATAGGGTGATATTGGTCCAACATTCCTACCAACATAAGGAAGACCAGACTCAACTGGTCTTTGATTGGAATTAATGGCATTAATTATTTCTTCACCCTCATAAACCTGAAGGGAATTACCAGAAGATAATGCATTTTGAGATGATAGTCCCCCAGTTGTATCTACACCAAACTGAGGATTGGAGAAGGTTTGATACGCAGCAACATTAAATCCTGCTTGTTCTAATGGGTTATTGAGAGATGACTGAGAATTCTGTGCATCTGGTGGTGGAGCAGAACCATTAAGATCTTCAATATAATATCTGGAATAAGTAAAGGAAACAGTACACTTCAATAAAGAAGATGAATCATAAGATATTGGCATAGAAGATATACTAATAGGATATGCCTTTAAAAAAGTATATGTTAGTCTGGACTGATAATCCCTTTCAAACTTTACAATAGAAAAATTTGTTTGATATTCTTCTGGATATCTAACACTATAAAAAAAGTTTGGAGATACTAATCCAGTAGGTCCTCCTTCTCCACCACTAATACTTTCATTCATAATATACTTAATCCAAGTTTCAAAGAATTTAATTACAGTATATTTTGTATCAACATAAAAAGTAAGATCAATCCTGTCATCATAAATTCTGCGATATGCGTGTCTTTCAGTGACACCAGTGTAATCATTATTGATTTCAAGAGTTGCTAAACTTGACCCAGGTAACGTTGCTTCGCTACATGCAAGTTGTAAATTGGATTGTTCGACAGAAAAATTTACACCATTTTTTGCCATTATTTTACTAAAGTCACCAGCATTACCATTCGGCATAGTGAGATATAACTCATAATGAGATGTTAATGCTGGTTTAAGCAAAGAACTTTTTATTTGAGATACGTTTCTTGCTGCTGGCTTTGGAACTGCCATTTATAAATAATTTTTGACCTTATATATTATGTAGTAAGGATAATGGCAGAAAGCATCAAGAGTAAATACAAACCATCATATCCACAAAAATACATTGGTGACCCCAACAATATTATATGCAGAAGTAGTTGGGAACGTAAATTTTGCCACTGGTGCGACTTAAATGAAAATATTATTGCTTGGGGATCGGAGGAGATTCGAATCAAATATTATGACCCAGTAAAACAAAAAGTAAGAAATTACTTTCCAGATTTTATTATTAAAGTTAGAGAACAATCTGGAGATATTAAAAAATATATTATTGAAATCAAACCAAAAAAAGAAACAGTTGCACCAAAACCAAGATCAAGAACTACCAAGTCTTATCTTCACGAAGTTTATACATATGCAACTAACCAAGCAAAATGGCGTGCTGCTCAAGAGTTTTGTGAGGACAATATGATTGGATTTAAGATTATTACAGAACAAGAATTAGGAATCAAGTAATGGCAAAAGGTTTTGGTCAATATGCCAGTATTCCTCCAAGAATGAGAGAGTTGAAAAAAAGAATTGATGCTGCTGGTACATATGATCCAGAAGATCTAATGTTGATTATTATGGATGTATTAAAGAAAGAAGCATTATATCCAGAAGTAGGAAAATTTTATACTTTTGTTTATAACGCAAAAACGCCAGGATTGGAATATGATCAACATCCATTAATTGCTTGTACCTCATTAGAAAAATGGGGATTTAAGGGGATCAATTTTCATTGGAGAAAAGGAAGACAATATACTTGGGAAGAAGTTGCAGGTAAACTTTACGTTGTAAAATATGAAGAACTTGATGAAATGCTTTCTATACCTTATGCAAAATTTCGTCTAAATAAATAAAAACCCCTCTCATAAATGTCTCATACTCTACAAAAAATTGAGATGATTACTCCTGTAACAAATTGGAGGGATTTTTGATGGCAGGAACTTACGGAGAACCAGGAAAAAATCCATTTCAAGTAAAAGGAATTGGTGGGATTTTATCTCCAGTAGTAAATGCAGAAACTGGAGTTACTCAAATTTATAAGCAAGGTGCTGCTCTACAATTCCAAAGTCTTGGAACTTATAATCCTTCAACAGGAAAATTTACCGCAAGTCAAAACTCTGGGTTATCGCAAAATGAAATAAAAGCACTATCTAGTGCAGAAGGAATTAATAATATAAAAAATGCAGCAAAAATTACTACAGCACAAGGTGTGAAGACATCTGGTGGAACTGATGCGGAAGCACAAGCAAAATCAAATAAATTAATATCACCCAACAGCGCAACTCCAATTGCAGCAGAAGAAAATAAAGCAGCATTAGAAAGAGAATTAAAAGAATCTGAAAAATTATCAAGATTTAAATTTCCAGAAAAATTATCCTACCCATCAAATCTACAAATAGAACATCAAGATGTGATTAAATTTAATATGTTAAAATATGAACCAAGAAATATAAATGAATCAGCAAATCAAGGATTAGGTAGTTTTGGAGAAAGAAGTAATTTCACCTCAAGAACAATTGGAAATGTCTTTCTACCTATACCTGGAGGAATATCAGATACCAACTCCGTCACTTGGGGTAGTGATGAAATGAATCCCTTGGAAAAAAGTTTAGCGGAAATTGCAAATTCCGTAATAACAGGAGGAGGTGCAGCAGGAGCAAATACATTAGAGGCACAGACACAAAATGTACAAGAAAATTCCGGAGCAGTAAGGACCGGAATAGCAGCAATTTTTACTGCTCAAGCAATTGGAAAATCCAATATCTTATCAAGAACTCAAGGAGCAGTATTCAATCCAAATATGGAATTGTTATTTTCTGGTCCAACATTAAGACCTTTTAATTTTACATTTAAGTTATCTGCAAGAAGTGTAGCAGATAGAGAACAAATTAGGCAAATAATAAGATTTTTTAAACAAGGGATGGCAGTTCAAAGAACAGCATCTACTTTATTTTTAAAAGCTCCTCATACATTCAAAATACAATATCTACACAAAAATAAAGATCATCCATACATCAATTTAATTAAAGAGTGTGCTCTACAATCTTTTACAGTTAACTACACTCCAGAAGGAAACTATATGACATTCGCTGATGGTTTAATGACATCATACGAAATAACAATGCAATTCCAAGAACTAGAACCAATCTTTAATGATGACTATTCAAAGTTGGATCAAGACAAAGATACCGTAATAGGATACTAAAATGGCAACACCATACTTCAGACAACTACCATCTTTTGAATACGTTAGCAGATTACCAGATGCTAAAATTAGTGATTATATTGAAGTAAAGAACCTATTCAAAAAGGGAACTCTTCGCCCAGATATTTTTCAAGAAGTATCATTCTTTGAGAAATATAAAATTATTGGAGATGCTCGCCCAGATAATGTTGCATTTGAAATATACAATAACTCTTCTTTAGATTGGGTAATTCTTCTCTCAAACAATATTATCAATATCCAAACAGAATGGCCAATGACGCAAGTATCTTTTGATACTTATTTAAGAGAAAAATATGGGGTTGGGTTGAGCACTGAAGAAGAAATATATGCAAGAATCTATAGTGTTCATCACTATGAAACAATTGAAATTAAAAATAGTCAAGGAGTTGTAATCATTCCAGCGGGACTGGAAGTTCCTCAAAACTATGCTTCTGATTGGTCTTATTATGATGCATTCACAGAATCTCAAGTTACTCTTTCAAATGTAACTACCCCAGTTACTAACTATGAATATGAAGAAAAACTTGAGGATGCAAAGAGAAATATCTACGTACTCAAACCAAGATACTTAAATATTGTTCTTGATGATATGGAAGAAATGATGACATATAAAGAAGGTGCCACTCAATATGTGAGCGGCACCTTGAAACGTGCTGATAATATCAGACTTTATTCTTGATCAATCTTCAGCAAGACGCTGGAAGTAGGAAAGAGCATCATCTTCATCATCATCTTGAGAGATTTGAGGAAGTGAAGGAGACTTAGAACGAGCATAAGATTGTTCCAGTTCTTCTACTACACGATCTTGAACTGTAGGAGTTTGAGTAAACTCTTCAAGATCATCTTCTTGTTCAACCACTGCACGAGAACGAGCAGGAGAAGAGTTCTTAAGACCAAGAACAGCGTTCATACGACGCTCAAGTTCTTCATAAGACTTAAA